AACATAATAAATATCTCAACCATTACACTGACATATCTCAACTCAAAACTTCATTAGAGTTTGAACATCGTAAACTGATGAGAGAAAGACGTGAGTATTATAGAGGTGAGGCTGATGGTAAAGTTTATGCTGAAAAACCTTTTGGTAAAAAGTTATCAACTGCAGAGGGATTAAAGGTCTATATGGAGTCTGATAATGATCTTATAGATTTGGAAGCAAGGATACGATACATGGATCAGATTCTTTATTTCCTAGATCAAGTAATGAAACAAATTACTAATAGGGGTTTTCAAATTAAATCTGCTATTGAATGGGAGAAATTTATTAATGGTTCTTAATCATGTCTTACTTAACTATCAAGAAAAAGAATGAAGTCTTTATGAAGATAGATTCTGAACCACACATACATCGTGAACTAGCAGACTATTTTTCATTCGAACTTCCCGAAGCAAAGTTTTTAAAAAGACAACCTAGGTATCGTTATTGGGATGGTATGATCCATTTATATTCCCCTGCTACAGGAGAAATATATAATGGTTTACTTCCTCGTATACAACAATGGTGTGAAGAAAGAAAGTATAAGATACTTTTAGAAAAAAATGATTGGTATGGTAATTTAAATGATGACAATAATTTAATAACTCCACCAGGTATCAAATCCTTTATGGATAAAATCTGTAAGGTTGAACCAAGAGACTATCAATACTTTACTGTCTATAAGGCATTAAAGAATAACAGAGGACTATTTGTTTCTCCAACGGGATCTGGGAAGTCTCTTATGATATACTCCATAGTCAGATACTATGCTGCCACTAGCAAGAAGACGTTGATCGTCGTGCCTACTACGTCCCTCGTGGAACAGATGGTCAAGGACTTTACTAACTACGGTTGGGATGCTGAACATTACATGCATAAGATTTACAGTGGTAGGGATAAGAGTACTGACAAACATATTATCATATCTACGTGGCAATCAATCTATAAATTTCCTAAAAGATATTTCGATGATATTGATTGTGTGATAGGAGATGAGGCACATCTTTTCAAAGCCAAGTCACTGACTAGTATAATGACCAAACTTCACAACGCCAAATATAGATTTGGTTTTACTGGAACCTTGGATGGTACTCAAACCCACAAGTGGGTACTAGAAGGATTGTTTGGAGTCTGTGACAAAGTAACTAGAACAGATGAATTAATAAAGAAAGGTCACCTTTCTAAATTAAGAATTAAAGTGCTAGTATGTCAACATACGTATCAACCTTTTGCAGATTATCATTCGGAGATGGAATATATTGTTCAACATCCTAAAAGAAATAATTTGATAAAGAATCTAGTATCAGATATAGAGGGAAACACACTAGTACTATTCAATTATGTTGAGAAGCATGGTGAACCCCTTTATGAGTTAATAAATAATTCTGTAAGTGATGATAGAAAAGTATTTTTCGTACACGGTGCCACAGATACTGATGATAGAGAACAAGTTAGAGAAATTACAGAAACAGAAGACAATGCAATTATCATTGCTTCTTATGGGACTTTCAGTACTGGGATTAACATTAAGCGGTTGCACAACATCATCTTTGCGTCCCCTAGCAAGTCCCGTATTAGAAACCTCCAGTCAATTGGTAGAGTACTACGTAAAGGTGAAGGAAAAACTATAGCAACACTATATGATATTGCTGATGATATATCTGGAGTAAGAGATAACTATACTTTAAAACATTTGTATGAAAGATTAAAAATATACAAAGAAGAAAACTTTAAGTATGAAATTACCAACGTTAATCTTATAGAATAATATGGAAGAAGAATTTTTTGCAGCAATTAAATTAACTACAGGTGAAGAACTTATTGCAAAGGTTTGTTATATGAATGAAGAAGATACTCTATTGGTTGATAATCCAATGGTGGTAAAGAAGATTGTTCAAAAAAGAGGTGGACTAGCAATAGAAGGATTCCATTTAAAAGAATGGATGACTGCCACGTATGATAATTTGTTTATTATAAAAATGAATCAAGTGGTAACAATAACAGAACTAGACAAAAAAATAGAGGTGTTTTATCTACAACACCTCCAACAGGATGACAATAATATTCAGAATATTGAAAAAGGTTTAACTAGACAAATGGGTTATCTAGGTTCTGTTCAAGAGACTAAAAAGATATTAGAGAATATCTATAATAATAGCTAATACCTACCCATGAACCCTTAACAGAGTTAGTCTAATACGTTTTTAGGTATCTGTCAAGCTCTATTGACAAATCGGGTATTTTATACTATACTACTATCAGTAAAAGTAACTGCATGGCAAAGGCAAAGACTGAATACTATGTAAATAACAGAGAATTTTTAGAAGCAATTGTTGCTTATAAAGGTCGTGTTCGTAGTGCAAAAGAATCTAATAGTGATAGACCTCGTGTTCCTAATTACATAGGTTCCTGCTTCTTAAAGATTGCTACACATCTATCATACAAACCAAATTTTGTCAACTACATGTTTCGAGAGGACATGATATGTGATGGTATTGAGAACTGCTTACAGTACATAGATAATTTTAATCCAGAGAAATCTTCTAATCCTTTTGCTTATTTCACACAGATAATATACTATGCTTTCTTGAGAAGAATACAAAAAGAGAAAAGACAGTTAGAAATTAAAAGTAAGATACTTGAAAAATCTGGTTATCAGGAAGTCATGCATACTGATTCATACACTGGTGACATGCAAGGAATGAATGCTTCTGCTGCTGACATGGGTAGTATTAAAGAAAATATAGAAACAAGGATGAATAACCGCTAATGGAAGACGAACATTTACCTTCACATCTGAATGATCTATGGGAAGACATGGATCGTCTTAATGCATTATACGAAGAACTCATGTGGGATCATGAAGTAGCATTAGAATTTATAGCAGACTATGAAAACAATCGTATTATAATACAACCTTATCCCTCATCGTAATGGAATTATATAATAATGACACAGGTGTACACAATCGTGTACAGATAACCATTGACCTAAACGAATTGGTATGGGCAAGAGGAGAATACCTCAAGCAAGAAATGTCTGTCAATCAAAATGAGTACCTAGCAGATAATTTAAGAAGATCATTAACTTGGGACACCATGTATAGTATGATCGATCAGTCTATATTAGAGTTCTTTGAAAATCATGAGCATCCAGAAGTATGGGATCCTCATTATGGTGAGAGAACTATTGAAACTGTTGAGTTAACAATGGAGAAGGAAAAGAAAGCAAAAGAGAAAGAGTTTAAAAAGAATTTTGATATGGTTAAATTAGAATCCTCATCATGGACAATAGAAGTACCAGTCAGGAAAAAAGAAAAGAAAGAAGTATCTGCTGATGGATACAAAGCACAAGAACATCGTTACTCCGATCCTCAATGACTACGGTTGCTATTATTACTGACCAGCATCTCGATGGTCGGAAGGGTAATATTAATTTTTGGAATTATTTTAAAAAGTTCTATGATGATGTATTCTTCCCTACACTAGAAAAGAAAAAGATTAAGACAGTTCTTGATTTGGGTGATACCTTTGATCAGAGAAAGAGTATAGATTTTAATGTATGGAATCGTATACGTACTCATTACTTCAAACGCCTAGAAGATATGGGTGTAGAAGTTCATATGATTGTTGGTAATCATACAGCATATTATAAGAATACTAATTATGTTAACTCACCTAATCTTTTATTGGGGGAGTTTCCGAACATAAAAATTTATTCTGAACCAACAGAGATTACTGTTCATGGTAGAAAGATATGTTTGTTACCTTGGATTAATTCAGAGAACAAACAGAAGTCATTAGATCTTATTAAATCTACTGATGCAGAGATAGCAATGGGTCATTTAGAACTAGATGGATTTGAGATGACTCCTGGTTTGGTAGGGCATGGTATGAGTCCAATTGTATTTGCTAATTTTAAAAAGGTATTTACAGGTCACTATCATCATAAGTCAAAGAAAGGTAATATAACATACCTAGGCAATCCTTATGAGATGTACTGGAATGATTATAATGATCCTCGTGGATTTCATCTCTTTACCCCAGACACCATGAAAACTACATTGGTGAAGAATCCATATAGGATGTTTAAAAAATTATACTATAACGATGTTGACAAAGACATGGAAGTAGATTATAATGAGTACAAGGACACCTACATCAAGGTG